AGGATGCCTTCGCCCATCATGCCGTTCTTGAACTGGCGGCTGATCGAATCAACCGGGTTGAACAAGCCCTTCATGCCTTCGACGAGGCCCGCGTTGGCCGCCGGGTTGACGGTGGCGTAGCGCGGAGCCATAACCGCAGCAGCTTCGTTCAGCTTCTGCTGCGCCTGCAACAGAACGAGCGAGGTGCCGGGGGTGACGCCAGGCGTACCGACCGTCTGGAACACGTTCTTGTACGAGCTTGCCACGTCGGCGTCGATGCTGGAAGCCAACTGGCTGATACGCGGCTTCAGCACACGGTCAGCAAAATCGTCCAACTGAAGGGCCATTTCGGCGCTGGTGAAGTTGATGCCGATGTGCTTCTGGGAGGCGACGGTGAGCGTGGTGAACTGCTCATTGTCGTCCTGAACCTGAAGCGCAGCGCCGTCGGTCACAAGAGCGCGATCCGGCAAACGGATGCGGAGGGTCGAACCAATCTTGGCACCTTCGACAGCAAAGCTGTCGTCGTACTGACGGTTGATGTTACGGGTGATTACGAGGTTGTTCTCCAGAATTTCCAGAGCCTTCCGCGTAATCATGTCAATAGTAAGAAGGGTATTAGCCACAATATGTCTCCAAAAAAGAAGTTAGCGGGTACGCCGCGCTTCCCACTGCTTAATCTGTCTCAGACGCTCGGCGTCGATCCACTCCGACGTGCTCATGTCCTTGACTGAGCGTGGGTCCGTCGTGTCTCGGGCCGGCGCGCCTACGGTTTTAGCCGTCACAGGCTTAATCGGCGGGGGCGCATTGGTTGTTCGTTTAACTGGCGGATTGTCGGCCAATTGGACTTCAATCCTACCAATCTCCTTGGCTTGCAGGTAGGGCAACAAACGGGAAATACGTTCAGCTTCGCGGGGGTTGGAACCTAAGTAGTATGCTACATCGGGACCAACATCCGAAGCCTGAATCGTCTCAGCCATCACGGTCGTGATCGGCAGCGATCGGTTGTACACGACCTGTTCAAAGTCGTCGTACTTGTCAAAAGCTACTTCTTCACGTTCCTTATAGGCCATCAACAGCTCGCGCTGCTGCCGATCTGCCTCACGTTTAGTTAACATTTCCTCGGCTTTGCGGATAGCTAAAGCATCCGTATAAGCGTCGGGGTCAACGTCCCGGTCAGGCAGCGTGGCGGGCGTCTGAGTCTGAAACTCAGGCGCTTTTAGCGCTTGCTCTCGCTCCCACTTGCGACGTTCCCGTGCAAGCCTCTTGCCTACCAGCGCGTCGAGCTCCTCTTGGGAGAACGTTTTGGCAAGCTTTCCTTCCGGCTGTTCTGCCTCTTGGGCAACAACTTCGGGTTCCGGTGCTGCCGTAGCTTCCGGTTCCGGCGCGGGTACTTGGTCCGCTACAACTTCGTTTTCAGACATTGTGATTCCTTACGAATCCCTGGTGAACCGCACCAGTACAGATAAAGCATAGTCTGTTGCGCAAAAGAGTCAAGTTACTTGGCGGCTTTAGCAGCCTGCCAAGCGGCAACGACACCAGCGGTATGCACGGCAGCGCAGATCGCTTTGACCTTCGGGTCTTCTTTGCTGAAGTCCGCGCCCGGCTCAATTAAGTGCCGATGAAATGAACTGTTGATTTGCTTGCCGTCTTCGATAATAGCCGTCTTGGTGCGAACTTGCACCACGCCATTTTCAACGACCTCAACCAAATCAACCTTTACAACTTTTTCCAAAGACATATTTATGCTCCGTGTTATCCAACTAAGTTATCCCACTTAGTATTAACTTGATATAAACGATTGTACCGCAACGTTCAATCTAACGGTCGCGCCCGTGCGGTTATAAATGCGAATGGCTCTGGAACTCTCGTTGCCTCCACCGCCAATCTGCACGCCAAGTTTACCGTCGGTGGTAGTAGCTAAAGCAGGAACAACACCGTCCGCAAGAACATCAACTTCTACGTTAGAACCGACGGTAATCGCCGCATAAGCCTGCGCGTTACTGTTGACGTTTGATTGCGCATAAAACGTGGCAAAGTTATTCGCAGAGGTTGCAACGATGTCACCATTGGTCGGCAACGCATGAATAATAACTACGCCTGCAAAGGGGGTCGTTGGGGACGTTGCGCCGCCGTCGCCAAAAAGATCATAAAACGCATCGTCAGCAACACTTAGCCATCCACACGGGGTCTGAGAATGTTTAGTTACGACATTTTTATATGTTACCGTTGGTAATTGACCATTTTTATTGTTAGTTAAAACAGCAAATTCAGTTCCATCAATAACCGTGTAAGGCGACCCCGTTATTAATTTAATTGTGCCCGCGCCAACATATCCAGACGGGGCATAAAGCCTACGCTGGTTGTCACGCAAAACGGTGTATGTGTTTAAGCCACCGTCATTAAAAAATGTAAAATTATTTGCGCATCCAGTTTGTGTGTGTTCAATCGTTAAGTTTTCGCAGGATTGAGCGAAGAAAATTTCCGGCGTTGTTGAAAATAGATCATTAAACGTGCATGACTCAAATGACAAATTGTTTATTGCATTTGCACTAACAACCGCGTCAGTCATGGCGGCGCTAACAGAAAAAGCACAATTATTAAACGCAATGTCGTAAATAAGCGCGCTGTTTAAATCAACAACGTGTTGCGAACCGCCAAATGTCTCCGCTGACATTGCGTCAAACGTAATGTGATAAACGTTGCTGCAAGTGGTGTCAAAATAAACTGGCGCTTTAACAGTGTTGCTTACCGCAACTTCAAAGTAGAAACTTGAGAAATAAATGTGGCCAATTAAGCTGCCCGCAAAATACAAGGCGGATTCGCCAGCGGACCGAATATCTGCCGTACATTTTTCAAACGACGAGTACAACATTCCGTAGGTAGGGTTAACAGACAACGGATCGCTTGACTGATCAATCTTAAATCCGCCGTAAGAATTTTGTACCGCGACGTTTTCAAATTGGCACAAGTTTGATCCGCTAATGTGAAACCCGTAGCTTGTTCCGCCTACGTTCAACACATTGACGTTTTTGATCGTAGAGTAGTGCGCACGCCACATGAACACGGTGCCGCCAAGGTTGTTGGCATCAACCGTAAAGTCAGAAAACGAACATTCCGCAAATTGCGCAATATCAAACACCATGTTGGTGCCGCCAGACTTTTTAATAATCGTAGCGTTCCATCCGTCGCCAAAAAATCGTTGGCGCGAAGGATAAGAAATTGAATGACTGCCTACTGTCAAATACGTTCCGCGAGGGAAGTAAACCGACTTGCCGGACGCAATAGCAGCATTAATAGCGGTAGTGCTGTCCGCAACACCTGTCGGATCGGCCCCAAAATCTAGCACGTTGACGGGCGAACCCTCAATCATGCTGTAAGAAACTTTAGTAAGTGCCATTTTTTTTCCTTACGATGTTGTCTGGTAAAAACCTGATATTTTTATAAGGTTACTTGCGGCGCCCGTGTTAGTGCTAGCTATTACGGTTGCCGCACCAGTACCGCTGACTGACGGATAAATAACGGTTCCTGAAGTTAACATTTGCCATTGACCGCCACCAACTAACGCAGTCATGTTGTCAATAAACATACCGCCGCCGCCGTTGGTGCTGCTTGTAAATGGCAAACCGTTTATTTGTTCGATGTATCCACTTGCGGTAGTTTCGCCGAATTGCAAACGCACAATAAAAAATACAGAATTGCCAACTTTTGTATAGTGGCCGTCTTGTACTGCATAAGACAAATCACCATTACCACCTGAGTATGTAAGTGTAGGCGTCCAAGTGCCTTCTTCGTAATCATCAAGCAGTTCGCTTGTGCCTGTGCCTGATGTGGCAGAAAAGTCGATGCCTTTTCCAGATGTGGCAATGACTACGTTATCGGATACTTGAATCTTACCTACAACATCTAATTTTTCAGCAGGGGTAATTGTGCCGATACCTATACGGCTGTTTGTTGCATCGGTATAGAACAAGTTGGCATCTGTATCGCCTTCAATACGCACGTTATATACTGCACCTATCTCGTT